GCACCTGTTGTACCAACAATATAAAAAATATTTACTTTAGCATCATAAATCTTTTTAACATTTAAAAATTTAGATTCAGGTATTTTAAATACAACTTGTCCTAACTTTAAGTTTACTTCTTTTGATTCAGTCATCAATTTAAAATCATGTGATGATGTATCATTTTTTATAACCATTTTAACTTCTGTAAAAGATGTTAAATCTAAATAGTCTGGTTGTGTACTAACACCACTTGCAATAACAAACTTCATTATGTTATCAAATGGATATATTAATACTTGTAATTTTCCAATACCATAGAAAGTTGTGCTATTAACTATTGAGTTTTCTGATTTTGCTATAATATTAAATCTATCAACAAAAACTGGAAAAGGTACTTTTACTTCTTGGACTTGTACATTTCCAGCACCACCGCCTCCACCAAGACCCGCTCCGTTTCCGCCACCAGCACCACCAGCGCCTGTGTTTACATTAGGATAACCACCATTTGGATTACCAGAACCACCCGCTCCGGTTCCTGTACCAGCACCTGTACCAACACCTGTACCAGCACCTGTACCAGCACCTGTACCAGTGCCTGTTCCGTTTCCAGTACCGGTTCCTAAACCATTTGTATTATTAATATTGTTTCCTTGATTTTGTAAAGCTATTCCCTAATAAAGCAGCATCTATATTATTTTTAATATTATAAACTTTTGGTTTTAATGCGTTATCTAAATTTATTTTAGATAAACGTATGCTATATTTGGTTATTTCATCTTGTAACATACCATAAGAAGCTCTTCTTAATATAAACGAATCATCAACTGAATCTATAAGTCTCATTTCAACATCTATAATTGCGGTTGTTGTTGAGAATTTAATAATTGGTCTATAATCAACTGTTTCGTTAAAACCATCATTTATAGTAACTGTTGTCTTTTTACCTCTTATATTTTGCTCATAAGTAATAATATCATACTGAACATAGTATCTACGTCCTTCTCTTACAGAATCATCAATAAACTTTTTAAACTCAGCAATATTATTATTATATGTTCCAAATATTTCAAAATAATCACCATCGGATGAGTGTTGAATTTTTAATCCTAATCTTTCAAATTCTGGTGTTTGTGGTAAAGTTGTCGTAACTTTAGTTCCTAAAATATAATTTGTTCTACCATTAATCGTCTCAATACCATCAACAAAGTAAAAATCTATGAAAATTGGAGATGTTGAGCTTAAACCAATACCATCCGTTAAATTAAAATTAATACTATTTTCTTTTGGATATTCTCCAGTTAGTTGAGCTGCAACTTCACTAACAGCTGGTATATCAATTGATATATTTTTACCCCATAGTTTTTCTTGAAAATAAAGTGGTGGTGCTGAATAATTTAGTAAATTTGATTGACTAGTATTAGTCATGTCAAAAAAGAAATTTGATAAATCAAAACTTATTGTATTTGTTCTATCAAATGTATAAACTTTAATATAAAAACCTAAATGCTCACCGAAAGTCCAGTTTACTGGAATATGAATTTTAACTGTATCATGTCTGACTGGTATACCAACTGAATAGTCTTTATATTGTAAATATGAATAGTAAGTCGTATCAACTACTGAAAACTTACCTGATATTGCATCTAATCTAAAAAGTTGATTTGATGGTATATTACCAGAAACACCATCTGGATCACCAACGTATGATCTTCTTCTATCTCTTGAGTCAATTAATATTTGATATTTCTCAGCTATAAGATTACCATCATTATAAATATATTCTAATAATATATCTTTATCTAATTTTAAATATTTTGAAATCTTAGCCATTTAAGTCTATAATGTTTTAGATATATATTAAAAAAGAAAACCTCTCATTTATACAATCAGAGGTTTTCTTTTAATAGTCTTTCTTTAACACATTCAACTATTTGTTCTTCGGTTAAATCTGGATGATTTAAACAAATTTGTTTATATAATTCTTGTTCTTCTAAAGCTAATTTTTCAATTTCTTTATTGATTGGATTAGTAAAGTTTTCTAACTTTTTCCCTTCAGTTTCTATTTCATCAATTATTTTTAGTAACTCATTTAAAGAAGAATAACTTTCGTTGTTTTTATTTTCCTCTTTTTTCATGTCCTTTTCTAAATTATCAAGTTTTTTATAAGCATCATTCAACATTTGTAACGTTTCTTTTGCTTTTTCTTGATACTTATTTAAATCACTTAACATATTGATATAAGTTTTTCTAATATTAACAGCTGCTAATAAGAATCTTTCGTCTATCATTGTTGCTCAGTCTCTTTTTTGGCTCTTGGTTTTCGAGTGACTTTTTTTACTTCAGAAACTTTAATTTCTTCTTTTTCTTGTTTTAAATTTCTTTTTGTTGAAGCTATTGGTTTTTTTCTAGTTGTTGTTTTTTTAACTGATTTGTTATAAACCATTTCTTTTATCTTTTCAGAAATTTGAAATTTTAAATTTTCTGGATTTTTTAATAAATCATTAGCTATTTCAGATGCTAAGAAATCTATAATACTTTTTTCATATGAATCCTCCATCATTTCAATAAAGTCTAATCTAGGAATTTTATTATTTAGAGTTAAATCTAAACTAAACTCAACTACTTTTTTGGCATTTCTGAACATTATGTGAATTGGATCTTCTGGTTTAGCAAGAGGTCTTTGAACAACATCACCTTCTTCATTTCTTTGAACCTCTACTCTTTGCACATTATTATCAACAACTGGAGGTATATAAGTTTGTTGTGGTGGTGTTGGTAATTCTTCATCATCGATTAATCTAGATAAAGCTTCCTGTTGTCTAACAGTTGCTTCTCTATTATCAATCACACCATACTTTCTAGCCAATTCCTCTCTTTCATCTTCAATTGATGAATAAACAACCGCACTATCATCACTAGTTGGTCTAACTTGACCACTATAATTAGACATATTTACAGTTCCATCATCAACCATATTATCGGTTGGTATGTTTTTAATTGTTTCAGTTAATGATTCAAAAGCTGATCTATTATTAAGAAATGAACGAGGATCAATTTCTTCTACAAAGTAATTTGTATCACCTAATCTTCGAACATCAATTTTTTGTTTGTTTTCTAGAATTGCGATATTTTCAAATGAATCAATTACCTTAACAACCTCTCCAGTTCTAATATCTCTAAATTTTTTACCTTTCATAAAAATATATATATTTTTTAACTTCTGATTATATATATCTAAACCTTATTTGTTTAAATCAAAATCTATTTTATCCCTTTTAATAAACCTATTAGTATAAGAATCCAATGGTTGAAGATTTGTATAATGATTCAACTTTATAACATCGTCCTCGTTGATCGCACTGGATAACGGAATTATATGATCTATATCCCAAATTACTCCATAATTATCCCAAGACATATCACCAACAAATCTTTCCTCTAAATAATTTTTAAAAAACTCAATATCACAACCCAAAATATCTATCGACTTTTTATTCTTAGATAAACCTTTACATTTAATGGAGTTTCTTATTATCCTAGATATAACAGATTTTAACTTAAAAATGGGATCATTTTTTCTCCTCTCTCGCTGATAATTTGTTTTATACGATCTTATTTTTTCTCTATTTATCCTTGAATATTCTGACTTATATTTCTTTATTTTTTCTCTATTTTCTTCAGAATATTCTTTTTGATAAGTTAACTTTCGTTCCCTGTCTAAATTATATCTTTCTTTCTCTCTTTCTTTTATAGAGTCTTTATTTTTAGAATAGTATTCTTTTGATTTCTCTTTTAATTTCTCTTTATTTCTAAGAGCATATTCCTTTTTATATAAACTCTCACATTCTTTACAAGAATTTTTTGTTTTTACGAATAAGATCAATTCTTTTTCAATTCCACATTTTATACAAATTTTAGTCATAAGTTATATATAAAAAAAGTGTCCTCTTTTTTGAGGACACTTTTTTTATTGATTTTTCAAATCTTACAAATCTGAAAAGAAATCGTCTTCCGATTCTACTTGTGTAGTAGTAGTCTTTTGAGTAAACGTTTCTTCGAACTCAAAATCATCTGAAGATGGTTTTGTTTCAGTTTTAGTCGCTGAGAATGAAGAAGAAGCTTTTCCAGTTAAGAAGTTAACGATTTCGTTAATCTTACCATTTTGCTCATCAGTCAATCTTTTTGGTGCGTATTCCTCTAAATCATGCTCTCTATCTGTTAAGAAATCTTTAACAATAGATTGAGCTTCTGGTTTAACTCTTACTTTACCATCAATTTCGATAGTTGGTACATTTTTGAATACACCGTTTTTGAATACTGGTAAAGAAGTTGTCTCACTTTTAAAAGTTGACATTTTATAATCTGGGTAAGTTTCATCACCTGTTTGAATTTCTTTAACAATAAGTACGAAATCTTTTCCTTCTGCTAAATCAAATACATTACAAGGTACTCCAGAAATTTCACCATTTTTCTCTTGAGAGATTTTATCTTTAATAGTTTTACCGTATTGGAAAATCATAATTTTACCAACTAATTCTGGTTGTTGTTCATCTTCAACTACAAGAACATAAGAGTAATACTTTTTAGAATATTTTAATTGTCTTGCTTTTTCAATTAAAACTGCGTTTTTAGAGTTTGTCATTGTGTAATACAAATCTGTTAAAGCACATTTCTCATTGAAGTTTTTTGGACTATCAAACCATCCAGCTAATTCTCTAGGGTTTTTGATATCTACGAAGTGTGTGATTTTCTCGATAGCCATTTGACCTACTTTACCTTCTTTTGTTAAGTTAGGTAAAAGTCTAACTACTGATCTCCATCCTCTTTTTTTGTCTTTCACTTTTGAAAGATCTACTCGGTAAATACCGTCGTTGTTTGTTGTTGTCTTTTGCTCATTTAAGAAGTCCATTTTGCTGTCTAAGCCTCCATTAAATAGATCATCAATGTTTTCATTTGCCATAATTGCTTTTTATTTATTTTTAATACTGACTTTGTTGTCAGTTAATATTTATATTAGAAATAATTTGGAAAGTTTAATTTTTTTTCATATATTCCTCAATTAATTTCTCTATAACTTTTGATTTATCTAAAAGATTATCATCTATATGCTTTTCAAAAACTTCATATAAATTTGGATCCATAGAAAAATATATTTTTAATTTTCTTTTAGTTTTAATTTTCATATTTTATTTTATATTTTAATCAGACCATTTGTTTCCTTTAGATAGATTATCCTTAGCCCATAGTGGTTGAAAATTAGTGTAATGGTTTAACTCGTATATCTCATCTTCTGTATTAGCCCAACTTATCGGCGTTTTGTGGTCTAAGTGCCATTTACCATGATTTTCCCAAGTCATTCCTTCATTGAATTGACTTTCTATGTGAATTTTGAATTCTTCAAATGAACAGCCTAGTATATTATTCACTTTTGATTTTTTTGAAAATCCTCTTTTCTTAATCGATGTGTAAATCAACTTTCTTATAGATATCGATAGTTTAAATAGATTATCATATTTTTTTCTTTCATTTATATAAATATTTCTATTTTCTCTATTCTCTTCTTGATATTTTTTATTTCTCTCTATTATATAATCTTTATTTTTAGAGTAATTTTCTCTAGATCTCTGTATAAGAATATCTCTATTATCAATATAATATTCTTTCATTTTTTCTTTTCTAGAATCATTATATTTTTTATTTAAAATTTTATTACATTCTATACAAACTGACCATCTTTTAAATTGAGATAAATCTTTTTCTAATTCACATTTACTGCATTTTTTCATAAGTTATATATTAATATATAACTTCTACCTTTTCTACCTTTTCTACCTTTTCTACTTAATTTTGTTGGTTAATTCCCATAATCTTTTCAGATAAATATTCTGTATAAGCAATACTACCCAAACTCTCTTTTGTGTATTGAGAATAATCTGGCTTATACCATCTACTATCAAAATAATTATTATGTGAATTATCAATTACTTCACCCCTAAAAATTTTTAAGATTTTTTGAGCTCTTAAAAAAGAATTATATCCAACATCATTTCTATATGGATCAACACTTATATAATATGGGTTCATTTTCTAATTGTTTTAATACGTTCAACTTGATATTTCATTATATCGACATTTTTATATTGGTTTAAGAAATCAACTATTTTTTTATACATCTCAATAGGTGTTTCTAATAAAATACATCCATATGGATAAACCCCCTCATTTATAAACTCAATATATTTTTTTATCATATTCTATATATTTATATCGCCATTCCAAAAAAGTTATTATATTTGTAAAACAAAATAAGACGAGTTATGGAAAGATATTCAATGAAAGAGGTTTTAAAACAAAAGTATGGAGAAGTAGAAAAATCTAAAGGTGGTAAAGTTGCTACCAAAAGAGCTACTAAAAATGCTGAGAAAAAAGAAACTGGTAAATATGTTACCAAAATCGTAGATGGTGTTAAATATATGGTTTTGAAATAATGACTAGTGAAGAAATAATAGAAGGCAATAAAATCATAGCTGAGTTTATGGTTCCTAACTGGGAACTTCTTAAATCAGATACTTATGAGGGTGGAATTGAAACTAAAGACTTATGGGTAGCCGCGAGTCTTTGTAGTGAAGAATATGGAACACTAAGATATCATATTTCATATGACTCACTCTTTAGAGTGATTGATAAATTAGAAGAAGATATTTATAATTGGGTTACTTTATCTGGTCATAGATGTTTAATAGAAGAAAAATGTCCATATAGTGGTAAAGTCTATAAAAAAGTAGAGTATAACGGACTAAACTCAAAAGGTAGTAAAATAGAAAACTACTGGAGAACAGTAGTTGATTTTATAAAATATCTCAATGAAGAAAAAAAGAGTGATTTATAATCACTCTTTTTTTTTATTAGTTTAAACTATAATAACCTGGGCCAGGATAACCTTCAAATCCTGGAGGTGGTCCATCTTGATCATCGTCTTCATCTTCATCATAATAATCTTCATCATCGTCATCCGAATCAAAATCAAAACCCATATTTACCAATTCAGACATAACTTCATCGGTTAGTTTCATATCACCTTTTCTTTCTTCCATGTAATTATCAAACATACCTACTGTGAACTTACCTTTTTCCTTTTTAATTTCTTCTAGTTTTGGTAGAATATCTTCAGCAATTTCTTCAGCTAAACTCTTATCATTATAACCTTCAAACGTTTTTAAATATTTCATATCTATTTTTATTTTTTAAATTCTCTTGAAATTATTTATCTCAACACACATATCAATATCTTCATAAGATTCACCATCAGAAACATCACTACCTTGTTCAACTAGAAACTTATTTAACTCTTCTCTTGTAGGCATTTGTGGGTGCTCAATAAAATAGATGTAGTGATCAGAACTTTCACTTGTAGTCGTTAAAACAAATTGTTTCATCTGACTATTATTTTCATTATATTTATTTAAGTATTTCATATTGTATTTTTTATTTTTTAATGTATTCATATACATATTTTTTAAATCTCTTTTGAGTTTCTAAATCCATAGAAGAATAAACATTTTGAATCCAAGATACTTTTTTACCACCTCTCAAAACATCTAAAATATCATCATCACTCATTCCCACTTTTCTACATTGAACAATAAATGAGTCAGCATAAGCCATAACTTCATCGGTTGAACTAAAATATTTCTTATGATCCACTGGTGATCTTTCTAAGTTTCTTATAGTTACATCTGGTCTTCTTTGAGCTTGTTGTTTATGTACAGATTCGTGTCTTAATACTTCTTCCAAAAAGTCTAATAACCTATTCTTTAATGGACTATTAATAGACTTTATAAACTCATTCTCATCTATACAGATATACATTTTATTAGTATAAACATTATGAGCTCCCCATCGAATACCACCCATTAATGGAGGCATATCAACCGGAACCAACTCGATTTCCTTTTTTGTTTGTAGTTTAGATTTAAAGTATTCAACATCAACAAACTCAACATTCATATCATTGAATATCTCTTTTAAGTTATCTAATGTTATGTTACTCATTGATCTAACTTTTTCAAGAGCTTCCGTGAAATCATATGGTTGAATTACAGCCTCATTAAATCTTTTCAAATATTTCATAATGTATATATTAATTTTAATTATTAATTTCTTCTTATATATGATATGTGTAAATTATAATTGATATAATCAATTGAGAATGTCGCTGGATTTCTAATTGATTTAGAATCAACTTCTCCTCTTCTATACAATCTGAATCCAAATCCTTTAAGATAATTATCCAAATGGTTAAATACATCTGATATTTCATCTAAAGTAAATTTATTCTTTGATGAGATATCGATTGTAACTTGATCAACTGGTTTATCAAAATAACTAATAGTATATTTAAAATAACTTGGTAGTTCCATCAAAACATCTTCAATATATTCCTTATCAGGTAATTCTAAAACAGATTCAAACAACTTAAAGCTTTTTATCCTTTTCATATTTTATTTACTTTTTTATTTTCTTCAAGATTGTCCATCAATTTATTCATATAACCTCTCAAATCAATTGTGTACGCAACACGAACTCTATTACTAGACATTCCTATTCTATTACCAATACACACATAATCTAAATGTTCTTTTAATAAACGAAGAAACCTTTCTAATAAATCTTTATTTTTATCTTGTTCAACTTCATCCATAGTAACCATAAGCATTAAACCATTTCCATCATCATCACCATGAAAGGTTGAACTAAAATCATCACAAGAACGACCAAATCTATCCTCATTTTTTAAATAAATAGATTGAATATTTACTTTACAATCAACTAAATGATCTTCTAACTCATAAAGTATACCTTCTATATCCTCTCTAACCTCAGATAGAACAACAACTCTATCTTTTGCCGTCATTTTACTACCTGTTGATTCAAACAACTTAAAACTTTTTATCCTTTTCACAATTTATTTATTTTGTTTATTATCTTCACCTTTAAACGGACCTAACATACCTTTTAAGTTCCAAGAAGAGACAAACTTCTTGTTGTGTTTTTCATAGTCTTCATATGACTCAATACCACTATCAATAGGATTTTCAATATATTGAATGTTAGCACCTTGTTTATTCATATCAGAAATACGATTACCAATATCAGTTTTAGCTGACATCTTCATAACTTTTTTTAACTGATCTACTGTTTGTTGACGAGGTAAAGCCTCATTTATACTAAACTCTTCAAATTTCAATATCTTCATATTCTATATATTAATTTTTACGACTATAAATACCAACCGACAGTGCATAATTATATGAGTTATCCGGTAAATCATAGAACTTAACATCTTCTAATTCATATCCTTCAAACCTAATTTTATATTGTGGTAATCTTGGAATATCTTTTAATCTCTTTTCACCAAGTTCTTTAGCCATTTGTACCATTTCATCTCTATCATAAACATCATAGTTTGAAAAACATCTATCACACCAACCTTCGGTATAAATAATTTTATCTCCAATTTTAGTTATGATATTTGTTTGAGATGGAATATCAGAATCGGGTATAGAGTTTACTAAGTCCGATAATTCGGATTCAAAGTTAAAACTCTCAAATAATTTAAGTTTTTTCATTATTTATATATTTAATTTTTAATATATAAAAATAAAACGACAAGATGAAAAATATCAAAACTTGGGATATGTTCAACGAAGGTAAAACAATGAAAGCATCTAAATCATCTGATTCTGATGTTAAAGTTGAAAAATTCAGAGAAACTATTGAGAACTTCTTGAAAAATATGAAAGACGCTAAAGTTAAAACTGTTGGTACAGATTTAGAAGTTAACTTAGAAGATGTTAAAGTTCAAGTAATGTTCCGTAAAGATTATGTTGGTGTTAAGAAAGTAGGTGAGAAAGCCGAAGAATTCAAATACGACCAATTAGGAAAAATTAAAAGTGAAATCAAAAAACACTTAAAATAAAAAAAAACCACTCAATTGAGTGGTTTTATTATTTCTTCTATTATTTCATTTCTCGATTCAGACTTAATCATATTAAGTAAATCCCCATATGTAATTTCTTCACTTAATAATTCATCTTTGTAATAAATATCAAACTCAGCAAAACTAGCAGTGTCTCCATCCATTCTTGGTAATTCACCATCATATCCTCTATACGAAACCATTGTAAGTCCTCTGAAAAATCCCCAACCACTTGAAACTAATAGATTTTGATTCCATTCAGTGTAATCAGATTCTATTGTAACTTCGGTTCCACCAACATAATATTCATCTGGTTTTGCAATGAATTTAAAGTCCTTTAAAAAATCAATCTTAGAAATCATCATCTAAACTATCAAAGTCAATATTCTTATCAGAAGCTTTTTGATATTCAGAAACTCTTTTCTCGAAGAAGTTAGATTTGTTTTGTAAAGAAAGCATATCCATAAAATCAAAAGGATTTTCAGAGTTATAAACTTTCTTACAACCTAATTCAGTTAACCAGAAGTCAGCAACGAACTCTATGTATTGTTGCATCATCTTAGCGTTCATACCAATTAAAGAAACTGGTAAAGAATCAGTAACGAATTCTTTTTCAATCTCAACTGCTTCAGTAATAATCTCAGTAATTCTTTCAGCACTAACTTTATTCGTGATGTATTTGTTATGTAACAAACAAGCGAACTCACAGTGTAAACCTTCATCTCTTGAAATTAACTCATTAGAGAATGCTAAACCTGGCATTAAACCTCTTTTCTTTAACCAGAAAATAGAACAGAATGATCCAGAGAAAAAGATACCTTCAACAGCAGCAAAGGCAATTAATCTTTCAGCAAATGAATCAGATTCAATCCATTTAAGTGCCCACTCAGCTTTCTTTTTAACAGATGGTACTGTTTCAATAGCATTGAATAAATGATCTCTTTCTTTAGAATCTTTGATATAAGTATCAATCAATAAAGAGTAAGTTTCAGAGTGAACATTCTCCATTGCTATTTGAAAACCATAAAAACTTTTAGCCTCTGGATACTGAACTTCTTTTAAGAAATTCTCAGCTAAGTTTTCATTTACGATACCATCAGATGCAGCGAAGAATGCTAAAACATTTTTAATATAATGTTTTTCATCATCATTTAATTTTTCATTCCAGTCAGTTAAATCTTGTGCTAAATCAATCTCTTCGCTCGTCCAAAATGACATTTCAGCAGTTTTATACTTTTCCCAAATGTCATGATATTTCAACGGAAACATCACAAAACGACTTTTGTTTTCTTTTAAAATATGTTCTTCCATAATAATTTATTTTGTTTTTTTTATATATTCAATTTGAAATTTGTTTAGTTTTTAATAACGGGTCCTAAGCCGTTTCTTTAAATTTATTACCTTTTGACAAATTATCTTTTGCCCAAAGTGGTTGTAAGTTTGATAGAGAATTTACTGTACTCAATTTTGTATTTTTATTAAATTTACTTATTGGTTTTTTATGATCAATATCCCATTCACCATAATTATCCCAAGACATTCCGTCTTTAAATTGACATTCTATTCTTTGTTTCAATTTAAGACTATTATACCCTAAAATCTCAAATGTTTTTTTATTCTTTTTTACTCCAAAATATTTTAAACATCTTCTTAGAATATCCCTAGCTGAATTTCCGATTCTAATATTTAGATTATTTTTTCTAAGTTCCTTTCTTCTCTCCGAATAACTACTCTCATAATTCTTTTATTTTATTTTATATTGACCGGTATTCCTATATAATCGTTTTCTTTCTAAAACTCTATTAGTATTTGATTTGTAATGTTTTTTAACCATATCTTTTGAGCAATCTTTACAATAAATTTGATATCCAGTTTTAGAATTTTTCTTCTTGTGAAAATCACTCAACTCTTTATCAATGGAACATTTTTTACAAATCATATTTTATATATTAAAAAATTATCCGTATGTTTGCTATTATGAAAAGGTTATTTTTAGACGATTGGCGAATTCCTAGAGACTGTGCTACTTATATGTGGCAAAGAAAGGTGAATTGTACCGTATTCCACGAAGAATGGGATATAGTAAGATCGTATGGTCAATTTAAATCTTGGATAATTGAAAATGGTATACCAGATTTAGTAGCATTTGATTATGATTTAGCTGATGTTGAAGAATTAAAAGAAGAACTTCCATTTGAATATTGGTTTAATCTAGATGAAAATAGAGTTTATACTGGATTGGATTGTGTTATTTTTTTACTTAACTATTGTAAAGAAAGAAACTTAAACTTTCCTGAATATATTATTCATTCAGCAAATCCGGATGGAAGTGATGAAATAAAAAAACTTTTAGCTGTGTAAGATATACAATGTTTATATGAGAGCTTTTTTGATTATAGACACAGAAGATTTAAGAAAAGAAATTGAGGTAACACATACTCAAGTAAACTCCTTAATACCTATTATTAAGAAGATAAATAAAAATCATAGTGATTATCAATCACATGATTCATGGGAATTATTTGTGGAAATTTTAAACACAGAACCCGTAATAAGTGTTGATGATATAACATCAATAAATATCTCATATCATATTTAGTAATTAATTATAAAACAACATAAAATGTTAAAACACGAAGTTAAAATTGAGTTTCAAAACTCAGAAGTTTTAAAATCTATTATTGAAAAATCCTACTTTGAGGAAGGAACTAATGGTAAATTATTTGGTAAAAGTAATTACTTAGTTATGTCTAGTGACATAGAACCAGAAGCATTTGAAATCTTAAAAGAAGTTAAAAACTCAACAGTTAAAATCTGTAATCAAGAAATTATCGATGGTTCAATGAGATTTATCGTTGAGGAAACTGAAGGTGAGTTGAGAATGTATCCAGCATCTATTTATTGTGTAAAAGAAGAAGATAAGTATAGCTTTTATTAATATTCAAAATTATATTTATTACTTTTAAGTAAATTTATTCTTCTTTTTGTTATACAACAATTATCTATACCACCTATGATATAAGGTGGTATAGACTCTTTAAAACCTTGATAAATTGATATTTTATGGTCTATCGTCGGATATGACATATCATTGGAGTTTAATTTCATATTTTCCAAAATGTTCTCTTTATCATAAAAATCAAGACCATCCCAAATCTCAAATAAATAAGGTTTATTTCTATTGGTTATTCTATTAACTAATTTTCTATATTTTTTAAAATCAATAGAAGATTCAAATGGTATATAAATACCCTTTTCCTCTTTAGTTTTTATCATCTTATTCGAATTATTATATTTTGAGTCACCATATATTCTTTCTTTTGTAATAGAAGTCTTTTTATTTTTACAACCTTTACATGAATAATAATTATATCTACTTTTATTCCTCAAATAGGCTCTATATTGTAGCTTTTTATGAGATCCACATATTTCACAACAACAATCTATTATAATTGGACTTTTATGAGATAAATGATTTATGTCAATTTCTATAATATCATACATCTTAACATCATAAAATTCACTTAGTCTGTTATAGTTTAGAGGAACTATTGTCGTTTTTATCTTTTTTGTTAATAACATAAGATTCGTAATTTAATATATATATTAAATTACGAATGTCTGCTAATGGACATATGATAAAAAAATAAATTTTCCTTATGATAAAACTTGATTGGAATGATATTAGTATAGTACCAGCGATGATCTCTTCAATTTCTTCAAGAAGTGAGATAAATCCATATTTAAATGATAAGTTACCACTATTTACAGCTCCTATGGATACAGTAATAGATGAGAAAAACATAAATGAATTTGAAAAAAACTATATAAACATTTGCTTACCAAGAAATGTTAAGTATGATACTTTAAAAAATGATAACTATTTTTACTCTTATGGATTAGACGAAATCTACAATTTATACAATTCAGATTCTAAATTACCAAAGAAGGTTCTTATTGACGTAGCAAACGGAAATATGCTTAGACTTTGGGAGGTTTCTAAACTATTAAAGGAAAAATTTGGAGACAACATTGAACTTATGGTTGGTAATATCGCTAATCCAAAAACTTATAGAGAATTTTGTGAAATTGGTGTTGATTGGATCAGAGTTGGTATTGGTGGTGGTTCTGCTTGTACAACTTCAGCTAACGTCGCTATTCACTATCCAATGGCTTCTTTAATAAGAGAATGTAAAGATCTTTCTTATGGTGTTGATAAACCAACAAAGATTATCGCTGATGGTGGATTTAAAAACTTTTCAGATATAATTAAAGCTTTAGCGATGGGTGCTGATGCTGTTATGTTGGGTGGTGTTTTCAACAAATGTTTAGAAAGTTGTAGTGATAGTTTTTCTAAAAACGAATTAGGAGACTTTACACAACTATCTAAAGAAGAAGCTGAGAAATACTTTGATGAAGGTGCTACTATCTATAAGTATTATAGAGGTATGTCAACAAAAGAAGTTCAAAAGTCTTGGAATAGAAAAGTAATTAAAACTGGAGAAGGCATTAGTAAATATAATAATGTAGAATATAAATTATCTGGTTGGTGTGAAAACTTTACAGATTATTTAAAGTCTGCTATGTCTTATACCGGGTGTAGAACTTTAGAAGAATACTGTGGAGAAGTTGAGTGGATTCAAATTAGTGATAACGCTTTTAATAGATTTAATAAGTAAACAAAAAACCAGTCAATGACTGGTTTTTTTTATTCATTATCTATTGATATAATATAATCTATTAGAGATTTGATACTATCAAACTTTTTAGTTCTATATTGAACGAGATATAATTCATTCTCACTAACATAATTAACCTTATGATCATAATCTTCTAAATGTTCATATTGAACACCAAACTGAACAATATCTTTATGTTCACCATTTATTGTATAATTAACTCTTTTTAAGTTATCACCTAAAAATTTCATACTTTTTATGATTAAATCTAAATCAGTATTATCGAAATAGAATTTACTTAATTTAAAAGCAAATTGGTTTGTATCTGGATTAAATCCAGATGTAAAAAAACCTTTAAGTTGTTCAAAATACTTATTTGAGATATTATATTTTTTACTCGTTGTTCCATGACCGTGTTCAAATATCCAATCACATTGTTCTTTATTAAAATCAAATATACTAACCGGTAATGACTTAGAATGAGATTCTTCACCCTCTTCTTTTCTTTTTGTTAGAACAGCATTTATATCTCTAATTTTATCACCCAATTCGTTATATTCAATTCTTGACCAATGTAATAACTCTTCAAGATCCTCTGTATCCATTGAATCATAAGAATGAACTTTATTTTCGTTATAACTCTTTATGTATTTCATTACTTTATATTTTTATTTTCATAATTGTGGTTTAATGTAATTCTCATAAATGTTCTACGTTTACCTTTACTAATCAAAAGAGTTTCATGTGGTGTATTACTTGACATAAAATACAATTGATTCTTTTCAAATACAACTTTTCTATCATCGGTCAATTGTTCTTGCATTTTTTCAAATGAACCTTCTCCTAAAATCTCACCATAGAACTCACCACTCCAAGCCTGACACCCAACTTCAGTTGATACAGTTAGAATACCTCCTTTACTTTCAGACACATAATCAGCAATTGGAATAATAACATCTTTATACGGTAATACCCAATCCATTTTAACATGAGAGTTATCAGACTTAGCTTCATATTGATACTCTTTTATACGAGCACCTCCCCAACTTGGTTGTGGTTCAGCACCACCCCAAGAAGCTTTAAAATCATCATCGTACCTAGCACCACCCCAACTTGGCTTTGGTTCAGCACCACCCCAACTTGGCTTTGGTTCAGCACCACCCCAAGAAGCTTTAAATTCATCCTCGTAATCTTCAACATCATCGAAGAAATCATCACTTAAAACATCATCAACTTTTGTCTCGTTTAATTTTTTGAAGTTAGGATCAACACAAAAATTACCATCAATATGAACTCCTTCTCTTCTAAGAAACTCATCAGTTGTGAAGAATTTAGTATCAATTGTAACATAGTGTGTATTCGCGCCTTCTTGTAGAGGTATATTTTTAATTACTTCATTAAAAGCTTCCTCCCATATTTTAAATCCTTCGGGTAAAGAAACCCAACCTCCTGTATTTTCAAATGGCATAACACTTAATTTAAAATCTCCAAACTCTGGATCTGGTAAAATAACTTCACCTAGATTTTTAACATTAGTTCTGTGATAGTTAACATTTTCTATCAATCTAACATTATTTCTTAAACTCTCTTTAAAATTTTCAATATTTTTCAAATACTTCATACTTCATATTATTTTTTTATTACTTTATATATTAAATATCAGATTTATATTTCCATATATAACCACCACTAGATTTTGATTTACCAGTACAAACACTTCTTATACCCTGTGTCAATATACCCAAATCAACAGAGGCTGCTTTATATTCTCATACTCTTTTATGAAATTTCCATTTAAATCATATTGATATATCGGTTTGAATTTATCACCTCCTTTATTAAAACTAACCGGTGTTAGATCACCTTCAAATCTCCACACATATCCACCAACCATTTTAACTTTATTCTTACAACATTTTGATATATTGCCATGTGATAGGTTATTTATTTTAGAAGCGTTATTTATTGAGGGGTAAATATTTATTAAATTCATATCAATATCATACTGATAAACCGATTTACAGTCTTGTATTAAGATATCATTTAACTTTTGTTCTTCTGTTTTAGAATCCTCATATCTTTTATTAGATATTCTTAATTTATCACGTTCTTCTTCTTTACTAAAACGTTCTTTAGCTTTAATACTCAATTCTTTCTTAGTTTCCTCTGATAGAATAAGTTTATAGTTTTTATACCTTTCAATCTGTGATTCAGACATTTTTTTCTTTGTTTCATCGGACATTTTTTTATTCTTATTTCCACCTGAGTCCGTATTTGTCAGAGGATGTCCCTCACTTTTAAATTTATCAATCCAATATATTTCTCTTTCGCATACCTCATTATATGATAATATATTCTCCTCAATTGACTCAATTATAGGTTTTAAACCATTTAATTTTAAACTTTTAACCCAATTTGATTTATGAGATTTTGAGTTTTCCGAATAATGAGATTTAAGTCTTTGTTTTAAATCATTAAATGTTAATCCAATATATCTAATTTCATTAGATATTGGGTCTATGAGCTTGTATATAGTATATTTTATTTCTTCCATATACTATATATAATTTATTTTAACCTCCCCCCGTTAAAATTGTGTCGTTTTGGTTATTTCTTCACCATAAAAAAGAAACTGGAATTTGATTGACCCTTGATTTCATCCTCCACTTCTTTAACTTCTTCTTTACCTTGAGATATTAAATCTGCGCTATTTATTTTTATCGAACCGGGAAGTTGAAAATCATAACGACCAACCATATTACCCAACATAACTTTAGACCAACCAACACAATACTTATAAAAAAGATCATCTTTAAATAAATTTTCTCTTGGTATGTTAGCATAAGCCTCCATAACAACATCATATTTAACATCAGTTAATATGTGTATTCTGTGATTTAAGTGATTGAAGTGGTGTTTAAGTGTATATTTATTTAACTGATTTAACATATCACTCATGTTATCTAATACAGTTTTATATAAACCTAATTCACCAATAGTTGTTACATAAGATGATAGATATGGTTGATTTGTAACACCTAAGTTAACTGATAAATTTGGTGTATTAATACCTAATTGAAATAAACTATCTCCTCGTACTTCATAAAGATAAGCAACTGACTGAATTTCACATGGAACTTCAACATATCTATAACTCGTAAATTCTTCGGTGAAGAAAGCTTCTTTTCTTATTAAGAAGTACATTTTCTGTACAGCGTATTGGTACCATCTGTAAAAATAAGGAAGAGCTCTATTTTCTATTATTTGTCTAACACTAGCATCTGGTAAAGTTTTAGGTAAAGCACACGCAATTGTTAACTCGGTTTGAACCAAATCAACCATTTCTTCAATTGTGTAGCCACCTTGGTAAGGAACATATTCATCACCATAACCGTTTAAATCAGCCATAAAAATTATTTTATTTTAGTGTATATATTAAAATAATTTTACTATATTTGTAAGACAAAATCGGAGAGTTATGAAAGGGAAAATTAAAATCGGAAAAATTACACAAGAGCAAATCTTAACAGTTTATAAGAAAGCGTCTAGAGAGATGGAATTAGAGAACTCTACTGGTTGGGTTGCTAAACATAAAGTTCATAAATCAGCTAAGAACTATACAAGAAAAGATAAACACAAAGTTAGCTTTGTATAATAAAAAAAGAGAGAATTTAATTCTCTCTTTTATTTTGAATATATTTTTCTAATTTTAGATTGTCTATTTGAAATTATCCATCGTCTCAATTCTTCAATGAACAAATTATCTGGGTATATTCTACCATTATTCCTATTCATTCGATCAAATTTTTGTAAAACTCCGTGTAAAATATATTTACCATCAACTATTTCTACTTTCATACTTTAAATGTATTTGAGTTTTTAAACTTCTCTAAAATCATTCTTTCATCAAGTGGAATATCTTTTGGTATTTTCAAATTAAATTTTATATAAAGATCTCCTAAACCATAATTTAAGTCTGGAATACCTTTACCTGAAATTCTAATTGTTTTCCCGTGTTCTGTTCCAGCTTCAACTAAAACCGGTATATCACCATGTGGTGTTGATACAGTTATATTATTACCACAAAGAGCATCTATAACAGATATTGTTTTTTCTACAACTATATTATTACCTTCTCTTTTGAATGAGAAGTCTTGAGCTTCTTCTATAATAATAAAAAGATCACCTGGTATTCCATTTCTAACATCATTTCCATTACCATTCATTTTCAACTGCATTCCATTTGAAACACCTGCTGGTACTTGAATATCAACTACTTGTTCTTGTAAAGTAGTACCATCTCCATGGCAATGATTACACTTATTGTGAATTTGTTCACCAGAACCTCCACAATCTGGACAATGTGTTTGAGTTCTTACTTGTCCAAATGGTGTATTTTGAACAACAACTCTTTGTCCTGTTCCATTACAAACTAAACATTCTCTTACATCAGAACCTCCTTTTCCATCACAAGGATTACATTTTACTTGTCTTCTGTATTTTAATTTTTTAGTTGTTCCTTTAAGTATCTCATCAATATTAACAACAACTTTAATTCTTAAATCACCACCTTTTTTAGTTCTTTGTCTTTGTTGTTGTCTTCCACCAAAAGGATTACCACCAAAGATATCACCAAACTGTGAAAATATATCATCCATTGAAAATCCGTGACCACCACCAAATGGATTACCTCCTCCAAATGGATTACCACCAGTTGAACCAAATCTATCATAACTCTGGCGTTTAGAAGGATCGCTAAGAGTTTCATAAGCTTCAGCCGCCTCTTTAAATTTAGCCTCTGCTTCTGGATTATTAGGATTTTTATCTGGATGAAACTGCATAGCCATCTTACGATAAGCTTTTTTAATTTCATCATCAGTTGCTCCTTTATTAACTCCTAAAATAGTATAATAGTCTTTATTCATTTTTTAGATTTTTTATTTTAATATATTATTTAGTAATATGTCTTTTTTAATAGATTTAAGAGGTTCATTAAATCTTATTTTTGTATTTGAATTATAATCAAACCAAAATGAATCATTTTCATAAGTAGTCCAATTATAATCTTTTTTTGTATGAAATCTTAAAATTGGTAGTTTATTCATAATATCTCTACATAGTTCAATGATTTTATCTTCATCAAACTCTTCCTCATCTATTTTATTAACCTCATCACAAAAGTAGTCCATTACTTCACCAACAGTCTCATTAACTACTCTTAAATAGTTTTTATCTGTTCTAGTACTTTCGATATACCAATTCATTTTAATGTCTTTTTAAGTTTCAAATCTCTTATCTCTAATTTAATTTCATCATATGTTTTATTTCTACAATTAGAAATCATTTTGTTTATATAGTTTTGACAAACTAAGTTTAAAGTTTCTATACCCATATCTAAATACTTAAACTCTATTAAACAATTTTTAATTTTTGGTAGAAAGTCAACTAAATAGTTGATAAAATCATCAACATCCCAATATAGTTGAAATAATTCTAGCTTTTTATCACCATATTCCGAGAAATTAAATAAAGTTGGTTTGTTTATAAAAACCATAGACCAAGTTTTTCTAATGGCTGGTATGATAAGTACTTCTAGTTCATCCTCATCATCACCAATTTTACCAGATAATAAACTAAAAACCTCAATTCTATTATCTAAAACATATTCTAAATCAGATTTAAGATTTGATTTTAATTCATCATCAACACCAGTAAGCATAGAATCAACAAGACTTTGTTTATATAAGTCTTGTTGTAATAATTCTATAAAGCTTTTTTTGTTTACTGGTAAGTTCATTATTCACCTAATATGATTTTAGGATATCTAAATGGTTTACCATCTAATGTATATCCCTTACTAACAACATCAACAATTTTCTTTTCACCAATTGGTAAAATTGATATAACTTCGTGTAAATCAGTATCATACTCTTCAGTTTGAATAGTTTCAATTCCTTGACCTTTTAAAAACTTTTCAATTTTAGAAGCGATTAACTCAACACCTTCTCGAGCTGAATCATCTTTAATATTTTTGATTGCTAAAGAAATATCAGAGTCCATATCCAAAATAGAAGTAATCATAGAAACTTTTGTATTATTTCTTAATTCTTCTTTTTCTTTGATAACTCTTTTTTTATAGTTATCAAATTCAGCAGCTAATCTTAAATAATTATTATTTGATTCTTTTAATTGTTCTTCTAAATGAGAAACGTGTAGTCTTGGATTATCTTCTAATACAATTTCTTCATTCTTACCAGTTAAGTCAAGACCAACTTTTTGATCATCAATTTTCATACTCTCTACTTCAATCTTTTTATCTTCCATTTTATTAATAATTAAATTTTAACATTTTCTTTATTGTTGCGGAGTTGTAAAACTCATAAGTAACATTCTTATCAACTACTTTGTGTATTTCTAATTTTTCAACTTCTAATTTAAAGTTATCAACATATTCAACTAATTCTCTAAGAGATTTAGCATAAGATGCTGATGGTACCCAATAATCCGGAAACTTATCTAAAAATTTATCAACAGCTGTATCGAATGTTTTCTTTCTAATAAGTAAATATTCATTCACTTTAGAAGATTTGTTTGTTAAGATTTCAATGATGTAATTATTAAATTTGAAAATTAAGTTATCAGTTTCAATAACTTTTAAAAGTCCAATAACAAGAGCATCTTGTTCAGAGATAGAAACTTCAGTATTTTCCCTTAAAATTCTCTCAGCTTCTTTATCGGAACCACCTAAAATGTAATAAACGTAAGTGTCCCATAAACATCTTTTAACTATATCTTCTGGATATATATTTATAGTCATAATATTATAATATTTTTCTTTATTATAGAAACATACATATATAAAGTTTATAATGTAATATATAACACAAAAAAATTAAAGAATGAAGCATAAAATCAAAACACCAAACGGAGTAGGAACTCTAGAGAAAATATACGCTAGTGAATTGGGGTTTTTAATGGTTAGAGTTTACTTTCCTGATACAAAATCATTTATAACATATAATGTTGATAAGTTAGAAAATTTTTTAGAAAATACACAATTAAAATTAGAAAAGTAGTATATTTGTGGAAAATTTAAAAAGTAATGGAACAGACAAAATACAATCGGACATATCATCTACCTTGGTCACCAGGATCAACAAATGATGATAATTTATTTAAAACTAAAGAAGTTAAATCTTTAGTTTTTTTTATTTCACTTTCCCATATGTATATCACAAAATAACCTATTTCTTCCGCTTTTATCCTTTTATCTCTATCTTTATCCCATATATCAGATACTTTCTTATAACCACCTGGGAATTTAATACTTTCATCTATATTATAGATCTCTGGATTACAATGCCAATAATCACCATTTACTTCAATTAAAATGTTAGTATTCACTAACCTAAAATCAAATAATTTACCCTTTAGTGGGAATTGAGTTGTATATGATATTGATAGATTGTTAAGAACTTCTGATATTTTGGTTTCTAAATTAGATTTGCCATTATAATTAAATATTTTATTTTTTTGTTCATCATTTAAATTGTTCCAATATTTTTTAATTGATTCTTTTTGTTTACACTTTCTTATTTCATTTTCATCATCAGTTAAATTGTTCCAAGCAAAATTATTATCTATTATCCATTTTTTAAATTCATTATTTTTGAATATGTTATCAACACCATAATTTTTCATAAATGTGTCTGATTTTTTATTTTTAATATCCAATACCTTTGACACATTATCAACTCCATACTTCTCCATACAAGTTTTTTTATACTTAATAGATGATATTAATTTTGAACTTTCTGAAATACTCCTCTTAGGTATTGAATAATACTCCAAAAGAAATATAAAAGATTTAAAATCGATATTAAAATCATTTTTAATATCAACTAGACTTTTTAAATTCTCAACATAATTTAATGTAATAACCTCTCTTTTTGAAATATGTGGAAAATTTTTTTGAATAAACATAAATTTTATTTCTCTTTTATCATTTGTAGTTTTTAATTTACAATGATATATGTGTGGGTTATTAAAAACCACAACATCACAAAAGGGACACTTTCTAATCATACATTATATATTAAAGTGAAAAAGTTGTTTTTTACCATTTTTTCAGTTATATTTGTAACATAAACAATATTTTTGAATATCTTATCATGAGTAAATACCCAAGAACATATCATTTACCTTTCTCACCCGGTACTACCAATGATGATAGAATATCTGAGAGTGTTAAATCTATTTTGGGTATTGATATTATCATAACCGAAAAGTTAGATGGATCTAACTCATCGATGATAAATGAGGGTGTCTTTGCTAGATCACATATAGATTTTTCTAAAAATCCATGGGATAATGAAGTTAGACAACTACACGAAATAAAAGTAAAAGGTAATTTAGAAGATGATGTTTTTTTATTCGGTGAGAATATGGAAGGCATTCATTCAATAGAATATACAAATTTAAAATCATACTTTTATTTATTTGGTGTTAGAGATAATAACATCTGGACACCTTGGAGTGTGGTTGAAGAATATTCTTACTTATTGGATTTACCACTTGTACCAGTTTTATTTAAAGGTATTGTAAATACCGAAAAAGAATTAAAAGACTTAGTTATGGGTTTTGTAACAGAACAATCTGAATTAGGTGGATCAAGAGAAGGTATTGTCGTAAGAAATGCTGGTGTGTTTCATAATGATAATTTCTCGGATAATGTAATGAAATGGGTTAGAAAAGGTCATGTTCAGACAGATGAACATTGGACCAAGAATTGGAAAAAATCAAATATAAATTATTAATATGACAATAGAAGAAAAAATTAAACTTAACAAAGAAATTAGATCTTATAAAGGTGATAATCAATTTATCATTTCTTTACAGAAAGCTCTGAAAGGTAATTATGTTCAAAAAGTAGAACATAATGGTAAGAATGTTAAAATTCTTTCTGATAAACAATACGAAGCAGCTAAGATAAATTTCTAAACATTATATTCTACTCAGTATATAATCAATATGGAAAATTATATTGAAGATATGAAATTATTAGGAACCGTACACTCTCACGGTTCAATAGATGAATATTACCATGTAAGAATTAAAGATGGTAAACAAACAACATTTGAATTTAGAGTTGTTAAACATACAAAACAGAGAGTGAGTAGTTATAAAATAGATCAATCAGATCTACCAAAATCAATAGAACTTCAATGAGAGTAGGATTTACATGTTCTTGCTTTGACCTTTTTCATGCTGGTCATATTATGATGTTGAAAGAAGCTAAATCAATTTGCGATTATTTAATTGTTGGATTACAAACAGATCCTACAATAGATAGACCAGAAAAGAATAAACCAATACAAAGTGTTGTTGAAAGATTTATTCAATTAGAGGCTTGTAAATATGTAGATGAAGTTGTTGTTTACGCAACTGAAAAAGACTTACTAGATATTCTTTATTCTTATCCGATTAATGTTAGAATAGTTGGAGAAGAATATAAAGATAAAGACTTCACAGGTAAAGATCTATCACACATAGAAATGTATTACAACTCTAGAAAACATTCATTCTCAACAACCGAACTAAGAGGTAGAGTTATCGAAAGATATAAAAGTGATAAAAAATAATATTATTTTATTAATTTTTCCGTATTTTTGTAAAATGAAATTTGAACGTGTTAAAAAAATCATACAAAAAATAGATTGGATTTGGGTATTCTTTCCCATTTACTATTATTGGAAAGATATAGATGATTTAACTTAACTTAAAATTTTAATAAGATGTACAATATACCAACATATAACGAAGCTGTCAAACTAACTCAAGGTAAAAGATATGTACCTGAGATAGATCAATATTTAGACGCTGCTTTCTACGAGGCTAAACTTGTAGTTGATGGGTATAATGTATCTATATTCAACTATCGTTTAGCAACTTACAATGACTTTAAATACAACGATGCTTTTGAATTAAGAGGTTTAGTTTACGTCTTTAATGAAGATGGTTCTGTGTATAAATCATATAGATTGTTACATAAATTTTTCAACTTAAACCAAGTTGAAGAAACTCAATACTCTTTAGTAAAAGATCGAGTTGTTAAATCTGTTTTCAATAAAGAAGATGGTTCTATTGGTTCTTTCATAAAATTACCAAACGGAAATGTTGTTGCTAAATCTAAAATGTCTTTTGAATCAGACCAAGCTTATGGTATGAACAAAATATACAACTCTAACGCAGATATAAAAAGATTTGTTGATTGGTCATTAGATAACGATTTAGTTGCTGTATTTGAGTATGTGGCTCCACACAACCGTATAGTTTTAAAATATGATAAAGAAGAATTAATCTTATTAAGATTAAGAAGAAACTCTACTGGTGAATACTTAAACCTCCACGATTATTCAGATGTTATAGGTGATTTAAAAACTGCTGAGTCTTTTGATCTATCATTAGATGAATTGGTTGAATTGGCTAAAACTGTTGAAGGTGTTGAAGGTTGGGTAGTTGACTTAGATGGTTTATTTGTTAAAATAAAAACTGTTTGGTATTGTGAAAGACATGGTCTTTTAACAGAAGACTTGTATCGTGAAAACATACTAGTTAAATACATATTAGATGATAAAATAGATGATGTCTTAGGTCAAATCCCAGAAGATGAAAAAGAAGCACACGCTCGTATAGAAAAAATAATAGCGGCTGTCTCTAAGGCAGTTAAAATGAAAGTTGATTCTATATTAGAAGATTGGAAAGTGTTTCAAACTATGGCTGATGGTAAAGATTGGACTGGTGATTTAAAAGATCAACTAATGAGAAAGTCTTATGCTATGAAGTATAAGAAAACTAAAAATTTTGGAGCTGTGATGTCTATGGCGAAAGGTAACGATGTCTATGATATAGTTACTGAACAAATAGCTAAGGAAACTTTTAGATTACAAAATGCGAGAGCGTTTTTATTTCAAATAGATCCAACTCTAAACTTTAAAGATGGTGAAATAGAAGATTAAGGGAGGTGAAATATCCTCTCTTAAAAACTTCTAAAATCTTTTACACCACCTATATTCTGTAAAATTGGTGAGCTATTTTTAATTGATGGTTTGGAACTAACTGTAATCACATCATCTAAACCTAAGCTAGACTTCACGTTAAGAATTTAATATTCTCTTCCTCTGATTTATCATTATCCCAAAGATGTCCAAGATTTTGTTTATTTGTTTCAATATAATCAACAACTTCTTTATTAATAACTGGATTCCAATTAGACCACTCAACTATATACTTCATATTTTATATATTAAACTTTCAATATTGAAATTCTATAAATGATATGAACACATTATATGGGATGGTTACACTTAAAGTAACCAATGAATATGCGGATAAAGCGGTTGATTCATTTTTGAGAAATACTTATTTAGAACCAGGTGACAGATTTATAATGATTGATAATGATGGTGATTTTAAATCAAATTGGAATAATGGTAGAATAAAAGAAGAAGATATTATAGTAAATAGTAAAATTGAAAATTTTTCTCATAACATGAATATTCTTATGAGAATTGCGGTTGAAGAAGAAAAAAACCTTATCTTCATGAGTAATGATGTTATCTTTACTCCAAATTGGTCAAAGTTATTGGGGAATAGTGATTATATACTAACTGTTCCATCTTGTAATCAAACACATACCGATTTGGGAATACCTGGATTTTTATCACTAAATGACTTTAATGAAAGATATGATATACTAAATCAGATATCAGAACACGTTAATAAACAACCATCTTACTTTCAAAGAATGCTAATGGCTTTTTATGTTTGTAGAATACCACTAAAGATAATAAAAGAAGTTGGTGAGTATGATGAAATGTTTACCGTTGGTGGTGAAGATGTTGATTATAGACTAAGATGTTTAATGAAAGGTTTTGGTGTCACTTATACACCATCATTCCTATTACATTTTAATGGAAAATCTTCTTGGAATGGAGTTGAAAATACACAACAAATAAAAGAAAGAGAATATAAGTACACAATGCAATTTATATCTAAATGGGGATTAGATTTAAAAGATCTTTGTTTAGTTAATACTGATGTTATGAGAGTTGTAAATAAATATAACCTATACAACTTTATGAACGAAGGTAACTATAATGGTTTACTATTATATGTCATAAATAAAACAAGTATGTCAAAATGACATATAAATTAAAGTGGCACACAATTTGACAATGTATAAATAAAAAACAAAAATAAAATATGGCAAAAGACGTAATTATTGGAATTGACTTAGGAACAACTAACTCGTGTGTAGCAGTAGTTGAAGGTGGTGAACCAATCGTAATCAGTAATGCTGAAGGTAAAAGAACAACTCCTTCTATTATTTCATTTACAGAAAATGATAGAAAGATTGGTGATCCAGCAAAAAGACAAGCGGTTACTAACCCTAAAAAAACTATCTACTCAATTAAAAGATTTATTGGTAAAGATTTTAATGTTTGTAAAGATGAGGTAACTAGAGTACCTTATGAAGTAGTTTCAAACGGAGCTAATGTACCTACTGTTAAAATCGATGATAGAAATTATACTCCACAGGAGTTATCAGCAATGATTCTTCAAAAGATGAAGAAAACAGCTGAAGATTATTTAGGATATGAAGTGAAAAGAGCGGTTATTACCGTACCAGCTTACTTCGGTGATGCTGAGAGAACTGCAACTATTGAGGCTGGTGAAATCGCTGGTTTAAAAGTTGAAAGAATTATCAACGAACCTACAGCAGCGGCTTTAGCGTATGGTTTAGATAAGAAAAACACAGACTCTAAAATTTTAGTATTTGACTGTGGTGGTGGTACTCATGACGTTTCTGTGTTAGAGATTGGTGATGGTGTATTTGAAGTAAAATCTACTGACGGTGATACTCACTTAGGTGGTGACGACTTTGATAATGCAATTATTACTTGGATGGTTGAAGAATTCAAATCTGAAAACTCTATGGATTTATCAAAAGATCCTATGGCTTTACAAAGATTGAAAGATGCGGCTGAAAAAGCTAAAATTGAATTATCTTCTACATCTGAAAGTGAAATTAACTTACCTTACATCACAGCTAGAGACGGAATGCCTCTTCACTTTGTTAAGAAATTAACTAAGGCTAAATTTGAACAATTAACTTCATCTTTAGTTGATAGAGCTATCAGTTGTGCTAAATCAGCTTTGAAAAACGCAGGTTTAAAACCAGCTGATATTGACGAAGTTATCTTAGTAGGTGGTTCTACAAGAATTCCAGCAATTCAAGATGCTATTGAAAGTTATATTGGTAAGAAACCAAACAAATCCGTGAACCCTGATGAAGTTGTTGCTTTAGGTGCGGCTATTCAAGGAGCTGTTTTAACCGGTGGTATTACTGACGTTTTACTTTTAGATGTTACTCCACTTTCTTTAGGTATTGAAACAATGGGTGGTGTGTTTACTAAATTAATTGAAGCAAACACTACTATTCCAACTAAGAAAAGTGAAACATTCTCAACAGCATCCGATAATCAACCTTCAGTAGAATTACACGTTTTACAAGGTGAAAGAGCGATGGCTAAAGACAACAGAACTTTAGGTCGTTTCCACTTAGATGGTATCATGCCAGCTCCAAGAGGAATTCCTCAAATCGAGGTGACTTTTGATATAGATGCTAATGGTATCTTATCTGTACACGCTAAAGATAAGGCAACTGGTAAAGAAAATAAAATCCGTATCGAAGGTGGTTCTCAATTAACTAAAGAAGAAATTGAGAAAATGAAAGCTGAGGCTGAGGCAAATGCTGAAGCAGATGCTAAAGAAAGAGAGTTAGTTGATAAAATAAACTCAGCAGACTCAATGATTTTCCAAACCGAAAAACAAATTAAAGAGTTTGATGAAAAATTAACAGCTGATGATAAGAATG